GAGTAAGACTGGTGAATATTTCTTCTCTGATGTAGAAGATCTTTCTGACGAAGTTAACAACTACGACATTAAAACTCCTGATTTAGATCTTGAATATACAGATGCTTTAGCTAATGAATCAAATCAAAATTTAGCAGATGCACCAGGTGCTAGAGGAAGCAGCTTCAAAGATAAATCAGTTATGAATCTATCTAAAAAACATATGTCTGCTGCTCCCAATAAAAAAACTGGATCATCTCCAAAATTTATAGATAAAGATTCAAATTCTAATTTTGGAAAAACACCTAAATCTGGTAAAAAGACAGCAGAAACAGGTAACAGCGTAAAATCTGGAGCTGGTAATTTAGCAAAACTTCCTAAAGGATCTGCTAGTAAAGGAAAAAACTTTATTAATAGCTTAGAGAATTTAGATTTAGCTAAAGCACCAAGTGGATCTGTTAAAGGATCAGCTAAGTTTATAGAGGATCTTAAGAATATGAATCTTGCAATTAAAGAGAGTCAAAAAAATTCACACATTGAAAAAGCTCCTGCAGGATCAAAAGAAAAGCCTAAAAAGTTTATAGAAAAAGAAGAGAGAGCTAATTTAGCAGATGCTCACGGAAATTCAAATAAAAATGGTAAAAGATTTGCAGAAGCAGATTCTGTAGCAGCCTTTGCTTCTACCCCAGGGAGAACAAAAAAAAAGTAATCACGAAGAAAATAATTGAGTCTGTTGACCAAAAATCCGAAGAGGGTATTGGTAACAGACTCAATTTTGTTTTAGACGATTTGAAAGTCTGTCTAGGAAAGATCAAGGAATTGGAAACTTCTAGCGAAGAAAACGGTAAGATAGGTATAGAAACAATTAGAAATTCGAGGAAAAATTTGGAACAATTAAGATTAAATTTAGAAGATCAAATAGAAAAACTCCAAAATAACAGCCCCGAAGAGCAATGATATATGTAAAAAACAAAGAGCTTAAAAGAGCTTTACAAGAAAGCAAAGATGGAGGACAACTTACGTCCGAAACTGTGCAAATGTTTACTTTAATAGTAAACGGAATGTCTAAGACACATTCATACAGGGATTACGAAGATCGTGAAGATTGTATATCATCTGGATTAGAAGATCTAATAAAATACTGGAACAGATACGATCCAGCAAAATCTGATAATCCTTTTGCATTCATTTCTCAGATAGCACATAACGGAATGAAAAAAGGATGGAAAAAAATCCATCCACCTAAAGCTCCTAAAACTATACCATTTTCAAGAATCGTAAGAGAAGAAAATTCCAATTATAATATATAATTGTGAATGGATATCAAAAAACTCAAACCGAACGGTAAATGGAAGTCGGGTAAATACTACCCAACCAATCCAGAAAAGTATATTGGCGATATCCATAATATAATTTACAGAAGCTCCTGGGAACAAAGATTTTGTCAATATTGCGATATTAATCCCAATATAACTAAATGGAGTTCAGAACCTACAGCTATTCCTTATTGGAGTCCTATTGATCACAAAGAGCATAAATACTTCGTTGATTATTATATTCAAGTAGTTAAAGGAGATAAGGTAGAAAACTGGTTCATAGAGATAAAGCCGGAGGATCAATATGCTTTACATATGAGACCTAAAGAACCTATAGGAAATCTAACAGAGAAGAAAATAAGAAGCTATAATGAAAGGCTTAAAACTTGGATCACAAATAGATGTAAGTTTGAAGCAGCAACAAGATTTGCAGAATCTAGGGGTTATAAGTTTGGAGCTATAAATGAAACCTTTATAATGCGATGAAACCATTTAAAACACAATTCGAGGATTATCAATTATCAATATCTGGTCTTTCATCACTAGCCGAGCATTCTTTTATGCACTGGTTTAAAACATTTGTAAATACTAAGAGCGAATTTAATCCATCTGGCTTCTTACAAGGTAAAGTTTATTCTTTCGAATATAACGATCAATTAGAAAAAAATAAAAAGTACATTAATAAAAGACCCATAGTATTCTTTACTGGTTTTAAAAGCTATGAAGATAGAGCAGTATTTTATGGTATAGATTTAATATTATTGTCGCCTCAATTTAGAATCCCGTTCTTTACTAGGGTACAGAGTGTTTACCAAGACATCATAGAAAAGAATCAAGAAAAACTTGATAAGGGTGAACTTAAATCTCAGGTTCAATTAAAAACAGATTACGAAACCTTAGATACAATACTCAAAGGTATTAATTATAAACATGCTTATAGAGCATGGGATTTAAAAAAAGTTCGTGATGTTGTGGAAATTCCTTATGATGATTGGACTAGAATAGTATATCTTGATACTAGGTCAATTGAAGGGACCCCGCTAAATGAGATATATAAGAAAAATTTACAGATCTAATGGCTGGATTTACAGACGATAAAAAAACATTCTTTAGTGCTATTATAGATAGCGTTAAAAAAGTGGGCAGCTTTGGTATGTCTTACGAAGATCTAGTGATTAAAAATTCACAAGCAGTAGGTGTAAGTGAAGCACAATTTCTTCAAAAAGGAGGTATTAAAGATGAGGCTTTCTTATTTGGTTTAAGAAGAGCAGATACTACGACTAAACAGTATATAGCTTATTTTGATAAGGACTACAAAAACAAAAGACATTATCTACAAGGTTTTGCACAGAATCCTGAGATTGAATTTATCTTGGATACTATTTGTGACGAAGCAATAGTTTACGACGAAAGAAACTTCTGGGCTTATTTCTCATTCATGCAACATGATGATGTTGACGAGGAGACATATGATAAAGTACAAAAAAGATACAAAGAGGTCTATAATCTTTTTGGATTTAACCAAGACATTTTAGCTTGGCATTTATTTAGAAAATTCTTATCCGATGGTATATTATCATTTGAAATAGTTTTTGATAAGAAAGGTAAAAATATAGTAGGTTTTAAAGAATTAGATCCCGCTTCTCTTGTACCAACAGTAGAAGCACAACCCGATGGATCTTTCATAGACATATGGATACAATATCCAGATAACCCATCTTTGACTAGAAAGCTTTATGATTCGCAGATAATTTATATAAGTTACGCTAAAGGTGGTGGTACAGCAGGTAGAGTAAGTTACACCGAGAGATTAATTAGATCTTTTAACTTGCTTAGAATCATGGAACACACAAGAATCATTTGGAACGTAATGAATTCTTCTTATCGTATGGCAATGACAGTCCCTATTGGTACTAAATCGCCACAAAAAGCTAAACAGACTCTCGGGGAGTTAATGTCGATATACAAAGAAGATATTAGATTAAATACTGATAGTGGAGAATTATCAGTAGATGGCAGACCTAAAATACAATTCTTTAAGAATTATCTAATGCCATCATCTCCTAACGGAACACCAGATATTCAGCCTTTAGCTGGAGCAGGGGATGCCACTGCATTCTCGGACACAACTGTATTAAAATATTTTGCAAACAAATTAAGGATGGACTCGAAGATTCCTGCTACAAGATTTGGTAGAGAAGAATCAGGATCTGAAGGTACAATTACATTTACTGCAGAAGGATTAGACCAGGAAGAAATTAGATTTGGTAAATTTATAAATAGACTAAGATCAATATACCAAGAGATCTTAATGAAGCCATTATGGGTTCAATTCTGTTTAGACTTTCCTAATCTAAAAAATGATTACATCCTAAAATCTGAATTTGGCCTAGACTATGTTAAAGAGAACATGTTTAGGGAAGCCAAGGATATGGAAGTAATGGTAGCAAGAAAAGATCAAGTTATAAAAGTATCAGGTCTACTAAATGCAGAAGGAAAAAAATACTTCAGTATGGATTTCTTAGTTGATAGATTCCTAGGAATGAATAACCAAGATATTTCAGATAACAAAAAAGCTAAAGAAGAAGCTGCCGAAAAGAAAAAAGAAGCTGAAGGAGCAACTGGTGGAGCTGAAGGAGCAACTGGTGGAGCTGAAGGAGAAGCACCAGCTGAAGGAGAAGCACCAGCTGAGGGTGGAGATGAATTTACACTATAAAAAAATATATGGCAGGATTTCTAGATAATATTGGAAAATTTAATCCTAATATCTCAAGGATATTAAAATCAATTAGTGGTTTAGGATCTTTTGGTATGGAATATAAGGACATGGTAATTGAAGATTCCATGGCAATTGGTATTTCAGAAGCTAGCATGAGAGAAAGATTCGGATTCAGCGCAGATGATGAGGATTTCATTTATAGTATAGCTGCTCAAGATACAACTAATAAAAAATATATTGCATATTTCGATAAAGACTATCCAGTCAAGAGGGATTTTCTTAGAACGTTTGCTTTAAATGCTGAAATAGAATACATCTTAGACACTATTTGTGACGAAGGTATAGTATATGATGAGAAGAACTTCTTCTGTCATCCTTCGACCATTAATATGGAATTAAAGGACGATGTACTAAAATCTTTAAGGGGTAATTTCAGAAAACTTTATGTACTACACAATTTCTGTAATGGAATAACGGGATGGCAATATTTTAGACAATTAATTGTTGAAGGATTCTTAGCATTTGAAATAATATATTCAAGCGACGGAAAAGAAATTGTGGGATTTAAAGAATTAGATGCTGTGAGTCTTACTCCTGCCATAGAGAAAAAAGCTGATGGCACTAGAGAAACTATCTGGTGGCAGTACTACGGGGAAACAACTAGACAAAGAAGATTATTGGATGCACAGGTTATTTATATTTCATATTCTAAAGCAAATTCTGTTTCAAGAATATCTTATACTGAAAGATTAATTAGATCTTTCAATTTACTTAAGATTATGGAACATTCAAGAATTATCTGGAACGTAATGAATGCTCAGTATAGAATTAAAATGACAGTTCCTATCGGAAGTAAAGCTCCACAGAAAGCCAAAGAGACTTTAGGTGAACTTATGTCAGTTTATAAAGAGGATATTAAACTTGATACTACATCAGGGGAATTATCTATAAATGGTAGACCGGATTTACAATTCTATAAGAATTATCTTTTTCCTCAAAGTGGAGGTGAATCAGTAAAGGTCGAGACTATTAACGGACAAGGGCCTAACTTGAACGTTATGGATTCAGTGGTTTATTTCTATAATAAATTAAGACAAGATTCTAAAATTCCATATAATAGATTCTCTTCCAGATTTGGAGTTAGCAGTAGCAATACATTTAAAGCGGGTGCAGATGGTGCAGAAAGAGACGAAGTCAGATTCTCTAAATTTATAACAAGATTAAGATCAATCTTCCAGGAGATTATGATTAAACCGTTATGGATCCAAATGTGTTTAGAATTTCCACATCTTAAAGACGATGCAGAATTTAGAAGTCAGATAGGTGTTAAGTTCGAGAGTGATAACATGTTTGGTGAATCTAGAGAGATCGAACAGCTAATCAAGAAAGTAGACTTTGTCACTTCTTTAGGAGAAATAAAGGAGACAATAAATGAGGAAGAGGTTCAGTACTTTAATCAAGATTATCTTATTGAAAGATGGCTGGATCTTACTAATGATGACATTAAGATGAACAAATTTTACGTTAAAAAAGCTGAAGAAGAAGGAAAAGAAGCAGCAACAGGAGCAGAAGCTGGAGCAGAAGCTGG